GATTACAACAAATTACTTGTGGTCACTTTACTGCTGATGATGGCACTATCAAAGATCTAGACTCAAACAGATTACCAGAACTAATGAATGTATTAGAAGAAGTAGAAGGTAAGATTGTTATATGGGCTCACTGGCAAAGAGATGTTAGTAGGATAATAAGGGAGATATCTAAAAAATATGGCGCAAATAGTTTTGTAGATTATTACGGATTGACTCCTATGAAAGATCGTCAAAATAATATCAAGAAATTCCAGGATCCTGATTCCCCTGTAAGATTCTTTATTGGTACAACACAGACTGGTGGTTATGGTATTACCTTAACTGCAGCTAGTACTATGGTATATTATTCTAATGGTTATGATCTTGAGAAGAGACAACAATCAGAAGCAAGAATAGATCGTATTGGTCAGAAGTATCCTATGACATACATAGATATTTACTGTGAAGATACTGTTGATGCTAGAATTGTTAAGGCTCTTAAGAAGAAAGTTAATATAGCTAGTCAGATTATGGGTGAAGAACTCAAAGATTGGATTTAGCCAACTACTTTACCACCAGACCATTTCATTTCTGGTAAACCTTCGGTGTATTTTTTACCATCAAAGGTAAGTATTTGTTTTCTGTTAGATCCTTTTTCATCGTAAGATACGTGTATCCATCCCGCCTGGTCATCTTCGGGTTTATAGTACTCGAGAATGCACTGATCAAAGTCAACGTTGTTAGTCAACCAGTAAGCAACCTGAATATTGGGCACGGAATTAATTTCGAAGTCGGCCGCGCACCCGAGTGCGTGCTGTGAGGTTTTTTTGCTTCCTATCGCTACACACAGAGCCTCTGAGCGGTATCCCGAGCTGATGCTTAGGGGTTTGTCAAAGTGTGCTCTAGTGGGCTCTAAGACCTCATAACAGAGGTTTCCTAGGTTTTTAATCTCCCCGGGCCCTGGAATGTTGTCAATTCCTTTACGTACAGCAGTCATGGACCGTGTCATCTCTTCAAGAGTAAAATGTTTCGATAATTGCATGATAAATTTTTTTATTTGATTGCTAAAGCAAAAACAACGTACGCCATACCAGATATCAACGCTCCTACGGACACCAATAATATACTTTCGACTCTATTAATTTGAGTCTCAAGCTTTAATATTTTATCATGGGTCTGTCTCTGCATAATCCTGCAAAGTTTCTCATGATCTTCAATCTTTTGTAAAGGATCTAGTTTAGCCATTAGGGAATAATATATCGAATTTTTGTTTGTTTGACAAGCCAGAAAACTGGCCGCCTTGTACCTGTCCTGCCACAGATTCTGCGTTAATTTGTGGAAGGTTCAAGCTTGTAGGTGTTAGTGGTGTGTCTTGCATGATAGGCATTAATGGGTTCTCGAATACAGGGAACTCGGGTAGACCTAAATTTAAACTAGACATTTGATTTTTTAATTCTGAAATTGCTTCTTGAGCTTGTTCAAAAGGATTAGATTCACCGATTGATTCAGCGTTTTCTGCTATTGCTCTGGCAACTTCTCTAGAAATAGCGTATGGTCTAAATATATTTTGATCAATTGAATTTACCTCTATTGCAGATACTCTATCTAATGAGCTTCTAAAATTTTCTTCTGATATATTTAATAATCTTGCAGCATCCATATCACCTTTTAAATTTTTCTTTACATCAAACATAGCACGATTAGAATTTATATAAGCATCAACTATTTCTCTTGCTTCAATAGGTCCACCTTTTAACACTGCTCTAGTAAACAAAGATCTTGAGTCTCTTATACCTTGTTGAAATTCTGCAACTTTAAAGTTCATAGTTCTTTCAGGTTTAACATTAATAGCTCTGAACCCGAATAAACCTCCGAACTCATCACCAAACTCAAAATCCTGTCCATATTCATCATAAATATCGTCACCTTGTCCTGGAAATTTAGTAATAACATCTACTTGTTTAATAGATCTATCTAGTCTTTTCAATTGATCAAAAGAAAAAGGCATTTGTGCTTTAACCAAATGGGCCATAATTTTACTTGTCTTATCGCCATCATTGTCTTGATCACTGTAAACTTGGAAACCATCTCTAGTTCTACCACCTCTTACAAGTAAATCTGTTACAGCTTCTGTCCAAATTGATTCTGATATAAAGGGTTGTGCAAATTCTGACATTGCTGTCAACACACCTTTACTAAAATCATCCATCATACCATCATTATCAGTTCTACCATCTTGCACTGCGTTGACTACAGATTGCAAGGGTCGTAATAATGTATCGTATGCATTAGCGTGACTAAAATCTACGTACTTAAAATTACCGTCCTCATCTTTTATAGGAAGTAGTGTAGAATTTTTAGACCACTGTGCTGCAAATCTTCTGATAGCTTCTCTCTCTTCATCGGTTACATCATATAGAGCTTGGAATGCTGCAGCTGTACCTAGCGGTACTGCTGCTACTGTTGTAGTGAAACCAAATAATCTTGTGTACCCAATACCTTGAAAAGGTTTAACAGTTTTTAAAACTTTACCTGCACCATCAGTTATATCAATAGTTTCATTGATCTCTCTTAATGCACGTCTAACAATGTTAACTCCTGTTCTTGCTATCTCTGCTGGGAAAGATACAAAGTTACCTAAAGGTAATTTTCTTGTAGCCTGTACAAAGTCAGACACATAATCATAGTTAGGTATGTTGTTTCTAATAATGTCAGCTGCTTCTTCTTCTAAAAAATCGTCAGTAAGTTTAAACTCTTTACCATTTCTTGTAAAGAAATCACTTTTCTTGATCCCTGATTTTAAAAAACTAGATTCTAATCTACTTTTTTCTACAGCCCATGAATATATTTTCCAGAAGTCATCCTCAGCTGTGTATAAATCTTGTGATACAGATTTTAATTTTGATAAAGGTTTTAATAATAATCTTAATCCATTCTCTGATGTCATAGTCTCACCAAAGTTAACATCTTTTAATAGTCTAGATAGATCTCCAAGTCTTACGTTAGAGTTTACTACACCTAGTTTTAAAAGTTTTTGATATAAATCATTTTGCATGTTAGTCCCTTTCAAAGGGGTCTGTAATGCTTGGTAAGCTTGTTTAATTGCAGGTAGGTCGGCTGCAGGTATAATACCATTGGCGGCAGCAAATGCACCAGCACTTACAAAGTTTCTTACGTGTGTTACCGGTGATAGAATTGTTTTAGCTATCTGTGATGTAGCTTTAGGATATAGAACTAAACTATTATATAATGACATTAAGAATCCAGGTCTTTCCATATTAATAGATGTATTCTCAAGAGCTTCTGCCACACCATTTCTTGCGTAGAAAGGATTAAGTGCGTCACCAAAAGGATTAGATGCTTTAGCTGAGTTACCTACGTTTAAAGTTTGTCCTGGATCAACAGGATCTACTCTTCTGTAGTCATCTCTAAAAAATAACCTAGCTTCTTCTTCTGATCTTGCAAACATAGGTTCAGGTGTATTTAATTTGTCATCTGCTGCTCTCCAAAGCGTAGCCATCTCGTCACTCTTTTTCATAAGATCATTGTAAAATACATTACGTCTTGTAATCATAGATAGTTTAGCCATGCCACCTATCATAGTTTGCATAGGATTATTTTGTTTACCGAGTAGTGTATTAAACACTCCTTTATCGCCAGCATTTAAATCACCAATAGAAACAATAGGTGTCTTAGATCTTTTCATTGCACTATCTAACGAAGTTCTATTTACAAAAAAATCTGGTATTTGAAAAATAGCATCTGATGGTTTGTCAAATCTAATTCCTTTAGGTAACATCGCAGAGTTTAAAACTTTCTCCACCATACCTTCAGCTTTAAGATCGGATAATGTTTCTCCCTGTTTAGTCAGTTTTGGATTGGCAGTAGCCCAACTATCTTTAAATAATTGTTTAGCATTTTCTACAGCTTCAGCTGCAGGTTTGTATCTTAACCAAGGTATAATACTTTTGTCTTGAAAGATGTCGTAAGTAGAACCTAAATAGTTTTTAAACTTGCCACCAAACAAAGCTTTAAATTCTTTAAGATCATCCGCACCAAGTGTTCCTCCAAGTTCTTCAAACAATGCAGCCCATTTACTTCTCATTATAGATAGACTACCGACAATACCTTTTTCTATTTCAGCAGCTTTGTCAGCAGTGGGTGCAAACTTTTTAATTTTATCTCTTACTTTTTTAATTAATGCTTTGTCCATTTCACCAAAAGTTGCAACACCTTTAGCATCAAACTCTGCCTTACCTGAAAGTAATGCATCGTTGACTTCGTTTAAAAATACTTTTCTTTCCTTGGCACTTCCTTTGTTAAGCACAGTACGCATAGCAGGAAATAATTTATCAATATCCATATCTAAATCTCTAGATAAGTTTCTTGCAACGTTAGCATCGGCTGCTCTAAGACCAATTGATTCTCTTTCTAGTTTAAATTGTTCAGCAGTCTTACCACTTCTTGCTCTAAAGTTAGCCATGGTTTTATCAATCCATCTATCTAACTTGGAGTTTGCTACATCTAAATTTTTATTTCTATTAGTGATTTTACCTATTAGTTTACCAGTACCACCTAAAATACCTGTAAACAATGCACCCTCTGTACCAAATTTAATTCTGTTTAATATTTCTCTTGAAGCATCAGGACCTGTATCACTTCTATCTAATGTAGTTGGACCACCAATAAGATCTCCAAAAGTTCCTGCTTGATCTACATCACCAATGAATACACCTTCGGCTATACCACCACCTAATGCACCGGCCATAAACGCTCTGCCTTTTCCTTTGGCAGTAAGTTCTAAAGCTTTGTCTGCAGCTTTAACTATAGATGGATCAGTTACTTTAAATAAAGTTTTATTCTTACCATTAAGCATAGCCGTTTTTGCCATACCACTTGCACTTTTAAAAGCTACACCACCAGGTACACCGATGTTTACTAATAATTTTGTAATTTTTCCTGCAGCTGTTGCTTCTGCTTTCTCATCAAATGTTGTAAGGTTATCAAACCATGCTTCAACATCAGCAGCTTTACCACTGTTAACACCTAGGTCCATGATGCTGGCACCCAGAGAAAAGAAACCTTTAGGTATACCAATAAGACCCGATGCTACACCTGATAGCATAGATTCTATTGTACCTACTTTGTTGTTTAATTCGATGTTTGATGTACTAAATCTAGAAGCCATTTAACCTTCCTATAATGCTCTACTTACATTGCCTTCTTCATCTACTTTTATTATACTACCTTTTATTACATAATTTCCTGGAGGAAGCGGATCATTGTCTTGAATACCTTTTTGTACCTCATTTTGAATAAAAGTAACTTCGTCAGTTACTATTTCATTATTTTTTATAGATGCATCAAGAATTTTTGTATCAATAGTTTCTACTATAGGAATTCCTTTTACACGAGCTAAGCCGGTAAGTGTTGAACCTAGTGGTTGTCCATTTCTTATAGTGTAATCAGCAACAACTTTTTCAAAACTATCGCCAGCTAAAGCTTTTTCTGATACTGCAATTGCTGTTCTAAGTTGTTTTCTTTTTAATTCCTTATCACCTTTATTTAATTCATTATCAATCTCACCTTTAACCACAAGAGATCTTAATGCATTCTCTGTGTCGTTAACTTTGTCAAATCTTTTACTTGCAGCTGCTGTTACTTTACTTATTAAGCTACCGTCTTTAAGACTTTTCTTAAGGTTACCACCTTCTTGAATAATTTTACTTGCATCAATTAAAGATTTGTAAGCTGCATCTTTACTCATACCTTTAATATCTATAATCTCTCTGTATTTATCCATTTGTTTCATTCTGTTATCAGCTTCTATTTGTTCTCTCTCCGCATCTGTTAATTCTTTTTCAGGTGCGTTGTATTTCATATCTGGATCCCCACCTCCTGGTGCTCCAGAAGTACCTACCTTATCACCTAATGTAACTTTTCCTTTTGGTGGTGGTACTACTTTACCATCTTTATTAAAATATTTTCCGTTAGAATAAATCAGACCAGTTGCTATCCCAGTTGGAGAAACAACAAATCTAGCTGCTTTTGCAACATAACCTCCAGTAGTCGGACTTAAAATACCACTTATAACTTTTCCACCTGTGCTTACGACAGGATCTCTAGCAAAAAAACCACCTACAGGATTTGTATCAAAGCCTTGTACTGCTGGATTTTTTTTATTATTTGCTGCATAAAATTTTTGAACACCTTTTTTATCAAGCATAGGTTTACCTGACTTTAAAAAACGAGGAGCGTTTCTCATTACAAATTGACCGAAAGGTCTTGCCGCTGCTCTTATGGCTGTACCAAGAATAGGAACACCAAGTCCTGCACCAATAACAGCAGGTACAAGGTGATTTGTTCTACCATCTACCTTAGGATAAATCGAGTTACCTACAAGAGCCGCTCTTCTTGGTCCCTCGTTATTACCCATAGACCCACCATTTCTTTTCGGTTCCCGGATCCCGTTCATAACACCTTCTTTGATAGGGCCACCGTACCTGAACATAGGTCTATTTAAAGTTTTCATTATCTTCTGCCGCCGTAGATTTGACCGAATAATCCTGCAACACCTGTAGCACCAGCTAATGCAGACGCATAAGGATCTGCTTGTCCTTGGTCTTGATATTGTGATCCTGCTACACCACCAGCTAAACCAGTTAATGCGTTACCATATTGACCAAGTCTTCCGTAAGATTCATAAGCTCCAGTTTGTGCTTGTTGTTGATCAGCTGTTAATTGTGCTTGATTCTGTGCTTGATTAATTGAACCTAAAGAACCAAGAGCATTAATATCTTGACCCATACCTTGTCTACCAAAGTCAGATAAACCAAATTGTTGATTCATTTGATTACCATATGCACCAGCTAGTCCTTGGTTAGAAAGATTTTGTTGATTTTGCATACCAAATAAAGCACCTTGATTTTGAAAACCTTGTTGTGCTTGTTGTTGTGCCTGACCAAAACCTTGTTGTAACATTTGTGATTGTAGTGCACCTCTGTTTACTAATGAGTCTGCGTTGTACTGACCCATCATAGCACCTTCTCTACCACCACCAAAATTTCCTGAAGCAACAGCTTGGTCTCTAATTTGTTGTTGTCCACCTAATCTAGATTTATCATACTCTGATAACGTTGCATCAATAACTTGTTGTTGATACGGAGACATAAAAGGTTGGTAAGCATTTGCTCCTGTTGAAGCTGCGGCTGCGTTTTGAAATGCACCTAGTCCACCTACTGCAGTTGCAGCTTGTCCCAGAGCCCCGGCCCCTTGTGTTTGTGCAGTTCGTGCTGCTTGTAAATATGGTTCATAAGAACCAACACCTTTTGATGCAATCCCTGCCGCTTGTGTTTGTAAAGGATCTTGTCCAGCAACAAACTGTCTACCTGTAAAAGTATCTGTGTTTATGGGTGCCGAATAAGTGGCCTTGGCCTGTGTTGCGTAATCTTCTATCGCTGGTTCTAAAAAATCTGATATTGCCATTATGCCATCCTTGATTGTAATGCTTGTTGTTGTTCATACATTGCTTGCGCGCCGTCTGGTTCTTGTATAATTTCTTCAGACATCATTTCTTCTCCACCACCTAAACCTTGTGAGTCTTCTGAAACTTGTCCACCTTGTTCTAGATTATCCATTAAGTTTTGCATAACTTCAGATCCTCTATCTATATCTCCACCGCCTGCATTTCTTACAGCGTCTGCAGTGAATACAAATTCGTTTTTAGATAATCTTGCAGGTACATCGTCAGCTCTTTCTTCGCCGCCCATTGCTACAAAACCACCTTCATCTCTATAATCTTTTTCATTGCCACCCATGTCAATCATTTCTGCTTGTTCAGTTTCCATGATTCCACCTTCTGCAGCATTAACTCTTTCACCACCACTAGGATAACCAAATTGATTAGTTCCCGCAGGTGTTCCGTATCCTGGTACACTCATACCAGCCATTCCGCCATTAGCTGCCATCATAGTAGGTTGTTGCATACCTTGAGATTGTTCTTGTTGTTGCATTACTGCTTGGACAAATTGTTGGAAAGATAAATCTCCACCTTTGTTTTTATATTTTACAAATTCTGCCATTAACATTTGTTCAGCTTGTGCTTCTCCTGCACCACCACCCATGTTTAAAAATGCTGTAGGCATTCTTCTGCTTTGACCAGCACCTGATCTTATATAATCTTCTTCGTCTTCATCTAATGAACCACCCATTGCATAACCGGCTCTACCACCATCAGCTGCGTAGAAATTTTGATTAACATATTTTTTCTTAGGCATAAAATCTAAACCAACACCGGCATCACCTTGACCGCTGTAATAATTTCTTGCTCTTTGTGTAACTGCTGCCGGATCCATAGGATCAGAACCTGATGATTCTTCTTCATCTCCACCGCCACCCATAAAAGGAAGTGCTACACTTGCTCCAAGTAAACCACCTAATGCAATTTTACCTGGACTAAAACCTTCGTACTCACCGGTCTTTGCATTTTTACTTCTAAATAAGTTTGAAAATTTACCCATTTTACCGGTACCACCCATAAAATTATCTTTTGCTCCAAGAATAGCTTTTCCAAAAGCATTACTACCAAAACCACCTAAACCTTTTCCTCCCATAAAACCTGGAAGTCCGCCTCCACCTAGCATATAACCACCACCAGCTAGCAAAGCCATTTTACCTATAGGACTCTTAGCAATTTTTTTAACACCACGAACAGCTTTCTTAATAAAACCACCTAAACCATAGGCTTGTCTAGGGTCATGAACCATCATACCCTGATTGTACATCTGTCTTGGTTGTTGCATTCTTGAAATTGCCATAAATTTATCCTTAGTTTATCTGTTTTACTTTGTTTCTGCAGACAAATCAAGAGCTGGCATTATTACTCTAACATCTCTTTTGACATCTTCGTCAGGTATATTAGCTGCTTTTAAAGCTTCTTCGCTTTCGTAGACAACCCCTGTTTTATTATTTGAAATCGTAGTTATTATTTCTTTTGGTGTCAATGTTATCATTAGTCTATTTTCTCCTTTTTAATGTTTAGGTAGCTGATAGCTATGTCAAATGAACCTGTGTTACTTGACTGCACCGTGAAAGCACTTCCGCCTTCTACTATCAACGGTTGGGTTAATAATTGTGTAGTGACATCAGCTGTCAATGCCGCTGATTTAATGGCTGTAATACCATTATTTGTAACTGTTACTGTGGGTGTAGATGCAGATGTAACAAGTAGTGACTTAATAATTATAGTTTCATTTACTAAAGGATTACCTGCCCCTAAAGGAACCAAAGCATTTCCTGTTGTATCATTATCTATACCTTTAAATTTATATTGGTTTACTACTGCCATTATTCTAAAAAGAAACTCTTAGCTTCTATCTCCTGTTTTACTTCTTCTTGAAAAGAAGTGTTTAATTTTATTACAATACTATCAAGGTCCCTAACCAATGACTGTAGATTAACCTGTGTGTATTCCTTACCCGCTCTAGTTAATGATTGTACAAGTTTAGCCATTATAAAATACTTGCTAAGCCTCCGTTTTTAAAACTAACTCTACCACCATTATTAAAAGGTCTTCTGTTACTGCCGTCAATAAATCCACCATCTTTTTCTCCGCCACCTGGCTCAAATGGATCATTGTAAGAACCATCTGACTGTTGACCTGAACTACCATCAGAATAACCATCATTACCTGCATAAGCTTGTGCAACTGTATTATCATCTCTTGCTTTTTGTATAGCTTGTGCACTTCTGTTACCACCAGCTGCTGCCGCTGCTGCTTCAGAAGCGTTTCTTTCATTAATTTTATCTTGTTGTTCTTTATTTGTTTTATACATCTGTGATGCTTCTAACATTTGTTTATATTTAAACTGTTGCCTTGGGTTTGTTTTTGTTTTAGCTATTAAATCTGTTATTTCTTCTTCAGTCATCATAGTTCCATCTGTTTTTGTAAATTCTTTATTATAAATATCTATCTGACCTTCAAGATAACCCTTACCTGTAAAATTTTTACCTGTTAAAGTTTTCATACCACCTTGTCCTTGAAATAAACCGCCACCTTCTATTCCTGCTAAAGCATTATATTGTTCTTTTTGAGCATCACTTAATCCACCAATACCATACGTTCCGCCACCTGGACCACTTGGATTATCAGGAAGAAGACCACCTATAAATTTTGCTCCTTTTTTTACAGCACCGACACCAGGTATAAAACCTGTTACAAAATCTATTGCTTTACCAAGGCCGCTTCTTCTTCTTATTCCATCTTTACCAATCCTACCCTCTAAACTAGTTGATGTATCTCTACCCATGTAACCTAAATCTACAGTATCATCATAAGGACTATTGTAATTTGCTTGGTAGTTTTGTCTGTTATCCATTATCGGATTATTTATATCCGCATAATTAGAATAAATACTTTTATCGTTGATATCTCCAAGCTGATTATATGCTTCTTGTGCACTAGCTACTGAACCCGTAGGGTCATTAGATTGAGGATTAAATGTTCTTACATTAACTTCACTTACAGGAGAACCATAACCAAAAGCATTACCTGCTGGATTAAAATCATTACTTCCACCAGTAAAAGCATTTGTATTTGTTATACCTCCACTTACAGGTGGTGTTTCTTCTACAGGAAATTCATACGGGTTTTGTAAATATTTTTGGGGAGGTAAATATTTTATACCTCTTGCTCTTATCTCTGCATCTGTTGCCATTATCTCATTCCTCCTGGTGCAATGTCTAATCTAAATGTACCCAGTTTCCAATTTTTTCCAGTACCTGTATTAGATACTTTTAATGCAATTGATCTAGCTCTAAGTCTAGTGCTTTTAAAATTTGTAGTTTCGGTTGATGTAAAATTTGTAGTTGTTGCAGCTGTATTGGGGTAGTTTCTTGTTGTAAAACTAACTTCAGTATCCCCTTTCTGTTCTATAAAATCTGGTATAAATCTACTTATTCTCATCATGTATTCACCATCTCCTCTAAGATCAGGAGTCCCTACAGTCGCTCCCGTGTTACTTCTTTTTTGAGTAATATCAAAATCACCCGAAATAATATTGGCATTAATTGCAGTAACCACGTTACCAGCATTTACTTGATCGGTCCCTGTTTCGTGTTGATAGTATATACTACTTCCATCAATATTGCCAGTAACGTCATACGAGGCATTATCAGTAGCGTCATAAAGTGTTGCATGAGGTTTTTGGTATACAGCAGAATCTACCCAAGCAGATCTATTTAAAGATCCTGTTGTCCAAATAGGTCTTTCAGTTGTAGAATCTACATAATTATAGCTAACTACTCTATCAACCGAAGTAGCCGTAGCTGAACAGTAGAACCAGTTTATTTCTCCAAACAGGTTATTAACACCTGCATTAATTAAATCTTTAGGTACAAAATTAATACCCAATCCAGGATCTACTGAGTAAACAAAATCTTCCACCAAACAAGGCATAGATCTTAATTGACCATCATAACTAAAGAAACCATTTTCCGACATCCAATATGCAGCACCATCAGTTTCAACAGCTGCATTTTTACCTATCAATCCACAGTTAGTACCTGCTTGTTGAAATGCAAAAGTAAATGGCTGACCTACAAATTGCATTATAAATAATGCAGTATCAGTCCATACATAAAGAGCATCCCTACCTTTAATAGCAGACATAATCTTAGATCCTGCAGCAAGCCTTTGAGAACCTGCAGTATTCTCTGCCCTTATGGTATACTCATTAATATTTTCTTGATCAGAGAATCTTATAAACATGTCGTCTTGAGTATCCTTATTCCCTATCGTAGTTTCTGTACCAAAAAAAACTAAATGTCTATCTGGTGTTGATACTATCATGTGACGTGATGCTGTTGGTGCATTAGTAATAATTGTTGCTCGAGTAGTTAATGCATTTACATCTGATGCATCCCATTCAAAACATTCCCCATTATAAATAAGAGCAATTAATTTTGTACCAAAATTATCAAGAACCCATAAACCAGGGTTAAGTGTAAACTGTGTAGTCGATGAAGCTTTACCCCATCCGTTGTATTCTGTAATATTTGTAATAACAGCATTTTGAGAATGTGTAGTTGCAGTGGTCCCATTTGCTGATCTGGCCCCACCACTTAAAGTATTTGTTCCTGTGTTATTGGCTGTGTACGATATATCTTCAGTTCCTATTCTTATGGTCCCCGATGCCGGAAACGCGTTTGAACTAGCAAGAACAATGTTAGTTGTTGTTGTATCCGTTAATGCAGTCGCAAGAGTTGTAGTCGCGGCTCCATTTATTACACCACCAAATAAACCAGTGCCCCAACCAAAACCTGCATCTTGTGTAGCAGGTCCTACACTAAAATAGCATAAAACAGAAGCAGAGCCAGCATTAGTTACAGGTGTACCGGCTTCACTAGTATCCATTGTAAGTGTAAAAGTCTTTGTAGTGGGTACAGAAATAACCATAAATTTTTTATCTTCAAATATGGCATTTGTAAAAGTAGATCCAGATAAGCCAGAAACAGCATCAAATAATACTATGTCGTTATCTAACAAACCATGATCAGAAGGAACAGTTACCGTAACTGTAGACGATCCTGCTGTACTTGTAAAATTAGCTCCAGTAATTGTGGCTCTTATTGGATGAATATCATAATATAGACCCTCTGAAAAAACATAAAGAATTCTATTAGTACCAATTGCGGAATATTTTATCCCAATATTATTATCCCAGTTATGGAGAGCTCTTGCGGCACCGGTTAATTTATTATCAGCTGAACCTAACTGTTCCCAACCACCAATTTTTTCAGGAGAGCCATATCTAAAACGTACGTTATCTCCGTCAAACCATTGACCTTCAGCGCCTGTTTCGGTAACTTGTTTATTAAATCCTGGGGCAAAGCCTAATTTTTGTAACATATAAAAACCTGTTGAAATTCCTAAATAGATATTATATAGCATAATGTAGATAATGAAAGAGACAAATAACTAAAAATTATGGACCATTTAGAGGCAATTGTAGAGATAAAAAATGTAGTCTCGCCTGAGTTTATAAATAAAATTATACCCTTAATTAATCATAAAGCTAAAAAAAATTTATTTATTGAAAAGGGTCTAGATAAAAACATAAGAAATGTAAAAGGTTATCATTTAAATTTTAGTACGCCTACTAACTTATTTTATTGGAATTATATAAAAAAAGAAATTGAAAGACTTTATCTTATGTACAAAGCAAAATTTAATAAAATGGATAGTGGCAGAATAGATCAAATAGATTTACTAAAATATTCTGTTGGAGGTGGATATAAAATACATACAGATCATTCTACTGATTCACCTAGACATTTAAGTATTATTATGAATTTAAATGATGAATATCTAGGCGGAGATTTAATTTTTACCGATCAAAAAGAAAAAGAAATTAAAAGATTAAGACTTGATAAAGGGTCTATCGTATTTTTTCCTAGTAGTTTTATGTATCCTCATGGTATTCAACCTATTACGAAAGGAACAAGGTATAGTATAGTCG